GTATTGCTCTTAATATTCAAGCCTTGTGGATTAGGTCCTCTTTTTGGTGGTGGTCCTGATTTCTTGCCTCCCGCTCCTAGGGGTTTGTCTATTAGACCTCCTAATTTCATTTCTTTTCTCATTTCTGCTAAAACTAATTGTATGGCTGATAGTTCTGACATATCAGCACCTATTTCACGCACACGTTTTTCAAATTCTTTTTTTCGTTCCGCACTAAAATTTTTTGAATATTTATCTGTTAGCTCTGACATTATATGTACCTACTTCCTCCTATAAGGGGTTTATCAATTAAGCCACCCATGGCTTTTTTAGGTCTATCAAAAGGATATCCTTCAGCAAATAATTGTTTTTTATTTCTAACTTCACGGATATCTTTTGAATTAACTATAAATATACCATCTGCTCCTTGAGAATAAATTGTTTCTGGTACAAATCCTATATGTTCTTGTGTCCAAGACTCATTGTATAGGTAACTTCTTGGTGTTGCTGTAAAAACTTTATTTTCCATTCCTGTATCTTTATCTATACCTACTCCTTGAATAACCACCGGTATTTCTTTGTAACCCATGTTTTTTAAAGCAATCGTTCTATGTATACCCTCTTGGCCGTCCACACGATAACCATCTCCTGAAAAGCTTTTTTTAACATATAGATACGGATAATTAGCTAATTCTTTTCCTTCTTTTAATAAATCTGTAAGATAGTCTGAATTTATTTTAGAAAGTTTTGATTGTTTTTCAGGTCTAAATCTTTTAGTCAAATCTAAATATTCTTCTGGAGACATGTAAATTAATTGTGAATTTTCAAAACCTTCAAAAGAATTTGCAACGACACCAAAATGTTTATCAGCTTCAACAAGCTTTGGTAAATTTTTTAATTTTGGATTTTCTTTATTTCTTTTCATAACTTTTTTTGCATAAAAATCATCTAACCCTATAAGATATTCTATTGCTCTTTTATCGTCCGCATTAGTTTCCTTTAATAATTTTTTTTTAAGATTTTCTTTTGCTAAACTACTTGGAGTGTCGGTATCTTCAATAGGACTGGGTGGGTTATTATCTCCTATACCTCTTGTTTCAAAAATAGTAGGCAATTGTTTTTCATCAATGGGAAAACCTTCTGGGATAGGTAACTTTTCTTCAGGCAAAGGGAATTTTTCTGTCGTATCTATTTCGGGAGGCGTGGTTTCACCAGTTGTTGATGGCGTGTCTACAGGTTTTGTTTCTCCTGGTTTTAAATTTTTTTCTATATCTTGTCTTACCTTTTCCATCTCATCAGCATCAGGTGCAATGACTCCTGGTGGATTAGTTTTTATAGCAGATGCAATACCTTGAGCAGGCATTATTGTTGTTAGAAGTTTTTGAGCTTGTTCAGGGTTTTCTTCAATGTATTTATTTACTTCGTCAGTAACTTTCCCCATGCCTAAAGTAGCAACAGAAAGACCTAAAGCCTCTGCAATTGGAAGGATAAAAGGTGTTGCTGCTTGAATCATTAATAATATGTCCTTTTTGTTTTTATAATTTTTTCTTCTTCATAGTCTTCAGGATGCGGTACCAACCCTCCCTGTCTAAATCGCATCACAGCTTGTGTCATACTATCGACCAAGTCATCATGATCCCCGTATGGAAATGCTGCACACTCTTCAACGACCTCTTCTGCAAACTTTTCATCAGGAGCCCACACCATACCAGATTCAAACAAAGGTGCAACAGCATTTACTCTGGCATGCTTATCGTTTCCTTTGGAAGGTGTAAAGTTTACAACAGGTATACCCATATTCCTCAACTCGTACGTTAGTGGCAATCCACTAGCCTTTGCTTCAATCAACACTGTTTCAGGTTTCCAGTAATCATATTGTTCTTTGGCTATTCGACGAAGTTCGGGAAACTCGTATCTACCTTTTAGTGCATCGACTAATATCAACTGCTGCGGACTATCTTCATTCTCACGAAAGACACCCCATGTAGTGATCGCACTATAGTCGGCTGTCTCCTTTTTCATGAACGCAGTATCATAGGATTGTATAATGTGTTCTAATAGTGGCATGTCTTCTTTCTCCCAAACGTTCCACCACTCACGTTTTATGATAGCACCTTCTTCACTAGTTGGGTTCTGCATCCACTGTGCATTCCATTTACCAATCGACAACGATGCCTTAACTGTTTCTAGTTCTTCTATCTTCCAATACTCAGGCCATACAGGTTCGTTACTTGGCATGATCGCAGGAAACTCTACCAGCTCCCACTGATCTGACTTTGCTTCTTTTTGATGTTTTAATAATTGACCTGTTAGATCTTTTGTATTCCATCTTGTCATTACACAAACTATAGCTCCACCTGGCTGAAGCCTTTGACGTGGTCCTGATGTATACCAATCGTATGCTCGCTCCAAAGCTGTAAGGTTCATAGCATCTTGCTCACTATGTGGATCATCAATAATTAATAAATCTGCACCACGACCTGTGATTGCACCACCAACACCAGATGCAAAGTATTCACCACCTTGTTCGGTTTCCCATCTACCCGCTGCTTGACTGTCTTCTCTGAGTCTTGTCTCGAACACTTGTTTATATTCTTGACTGTCCATTAACGTTTTAGCTTTACGCCCGAATCTAATTGCAAGTTCACCGGTGTGAGTT